TAAGAAATTAATGGAGCTAATCGGTATCCGCATGAAAGGTCCGATCTCTGCTGCTGCAAACGCATCATTAAGTTTCGAGTCTGCTGATGCAGTTAGCTCACTCACGTTAAGCCCATCCCAGAGAACGATTTCAATTACCTCTCCTCAAGACGGCGCACCTCTCTCATACACAATTTACAAGGTAAACACAGACGGTAGTATAGATCTTCAAAGCAATACAGAGAGCATTGAGTTTGTTTTTGACTCAACAACGACACCTGTCATTACGAGTGCGATTCTCTTGGAGGGGGCTTTAGTTGTGGAGTCTGGGGTATTTACTTCCCCAAACGCTGTCAAGACCATAAGACTTTCCCAAGCTCCTTATGTTGAAAAAAGCTCTCAGGTGTTTATTAACGGAAATGATGTCACAAATGGAGTGTACTTGGAAGAGGACAACCTCTTCTTTGCGTCAGGCTCTACTGATAAGGTATATCAGGTAGCGACAAACAACGACTTCGTAGCCGAGATAATATTTGGAGATTCTACTATAAGCCAGTCTCCTGCTCAAGGAGATTCGTATACGGTTACATATCGAGTTGGTGGAGGTTCTAGAGGCAACATATCCGAAAGCTTTATCAACGCTCAACTAACCGGATCTGCCAGGAGGACATCTGACAACGCTTCTCAGTCTGTACAGATTACAGTCGAGAATAGTTCCCAGGCGACCGGAGGCTCCGATGCTGAAACGGTATCCAAGGTTAAGAGGTATGGCCCTCTTAAGTTTAGATCTCAAGACAGGTTGGTTACCCTTTCGGATTACACAGCTTTCGCTAATACATTTGCATCTAATTACGGGTCTACTGGAAAGGCCACTGCGAGTGTTAGGCGAGCTTACTCATCGGCAAACACCATTGATGTGTTTGTGTTAGAGAAGGCTAGCGACTCTCAATTGCGTCAAGCTACTCAGGAATACAAAAAGCAGCTATTAGAGGCAATGACCGATAAGAAGATGCTAACCGATGAGCCAGTCATCGTAGATGGATTAATTAGAACTCTTGATCTAAATGTTACAGTAAAATTAGATGATAGATTCAAGAGAGAAAAGAATGGCATAGTGGCTAGGGTGAACGATATTATCCTAAACTATTTCAATGTGGATAATACGGAGTTTGGCCAAGGGTTCTCTCCTGAAGATTTGGTTAGAGTGATTCTGAAAGATCCCTCCATTAGGTTTGCCACTGTAGATAACTTGGACAGAGCTATTGAAGTAGCTTTTAATGAGATAATACAGCTAAACAACGTTAGCATAAGCTCTGAAATAATCTAATGTCTTCAGGCAAAACATATTTAACTGCTCAAAAATACTTCAAGCCCAATTACTATGAGGCTGTAAAGTACATCATTCCTAATTATTTGACGGAAGATGATATTGAAAATTTTGGACAGGAGTTTGACCTAAGAGATGAAGTTCTAAACGGTAACATTAGATTAGCGAACAACTTTGGATCACTCATCAAGGGCTTTGATGGGAATCCGATTAGCTCTGTTGATGCGACTATCTACAGTGGTATTGACACAGTGAGTGGTATATCAGAGTTTTTTGTAAAGCAAAATAATCTAACAAATATTACCACTAGGAAATTCCAGGATAAGATTCTAACTCCTCTTGGAGTTTCTATTAACGACTATGCTACTAGCTCTGATTTCGCAACGTATCTTTCTGGAACGTTACTACCTAGTATAGCCCTTAACAAGCCAACCGCAACATTTGTTGAAGGTCACTCCGCTTCTGACACTCACAACTATCTCATTAGTAATCTTTCCTGGATCTACTTTTTAAATACTTCCGGTCCTGAAGGAACCTTTGACCCTTCAACTGCTGTTGCTGAGGAAGTCGTAAATACGGTATATAAGGGTCAGCCTTTTGAAACCGTTAATGGTATTAAATCTTTAATGGAGTTTGTGTGGAAAGATGGCCATACTGGATACTACCCTTCTGAGTTTACGGCATCTACTACCACTTTCACGAGTGGAACTCAACAGTTAGATAACCTTAAAACCTGGATAGACGTTATTTACTCTCCGCTCCATGCTGATCGTGCCGACTTTACTGTTAGGGACAGGATTGAGCAATTCCTAGAAAATAGCTTGTTCACCAGTAATAAGATTCCTAACGGACCATTCACTAAATTTTTAAGATCTCTATGTTTCCTTGCTCAGGATGTGAATGATTCGTCTGATAGGCTGTCAGACATTTACGACATCTCGGATTGTCCCGATGAATACCTACCTCTGCTGGCTGAATTAATTGGGTGGAACCTCTTTGGCACGGAGCCTGATAGATGGAGGCTTCAACTTAGAAATGCGGTTGATATTTATCACCGAGTCGGCACAAAGAAAGGCCTTCAGTTAGCCATAGATAGTATTTTGCCTAAAGAGCAGTTTGGTATTGATACTTACATTTCAGAAGTTTATGAGTCCTATGTTCCTTACCTGATTTACTACGCTCTTGCGACTGACTCTTCTTACTTCAAGTCTTTTGATACGTGGTCGGAAACTGTAGCTAATGAAATGCAAGTCGGGGGTTACTCTACCACAAGCCTAGATGAGAACTTAAAGTTGGCTGTGGACCGTATCTTACTGGAGACATACGAGAGATTCCAGGATAAGTTTGGAGAGATTCCTAATCAAGAAAAAGGGTTCCACTACAGAGGTAGAACTTACCCTATCCCACCTTTTGAGGAGTTCCCTTACTACGTAAACTTTGAACTAAACAAAGATATTGTTGAGTTCATAAAGGATAGGCTTGTTTGTTTTGGATGTTCATTATCCTTTGCAAATGATTTTGAAAAGTACTTACAGGACAACGCTCTAAATGTTGACGATGAACCTAGAAGCTCTAGCTTCCTGTTATTCACCTCAGGTTACAATGATCCGCCGAATCTTTCAAACCTAATTGCGAGCGGTTACAATGAGAAGTTTGAGTATGCTTCTTTATGGTCCGGTAAATCATCTCACTTTAAGATTGTTCTGGATGCAAGCTCTTTCAACTTTAACAACAATGAAATGACCACCTCCTCAACAGGAGGATCATTCTTAGCTGTCTCCAAGCTAGCCAAGGACTTCATACCAGCACACGCCATTCCCTTAATCAACCTTGAGATAGCCTACCTTGATACTTTAGGATTTGTAGCGTCGTCTCTGCCCCTTGTATCTCCTTTATGTGATGAGCAGGAGACCAAGAATGCAAGGAACCACTTTACAAGTGGAGTGTACTTTAACAGCTACATGCGAGGAGTGCGAACTGGGGGTGTGAACTTCTCAAGAGACTACATAAATAACGTAGATAACTCCAACGTACTGGACGCGACAAATGCAACCAACATCCCTAGGACATCGCTCCGAAGGAGAAACTACGAGAAGCTTTTACCTGCGGCTGGATACTACGATCGAACAGGATTTAACATGCCTGTGGATTTCGATATGGCTTCAGGAGTAAGCGGCCTACCTTTGGGCTTAATTCCTAGCTCTTTAACTTACGCTGAAGTTTCTGATCATGTTAATCTTCCGGCCATATGGAACCAGTGCGAGGGTTTCAACTCTGGTAACACTTACTACGAGTATGATGTGAGTAATACTTTAAATGCCAGAGGTGCTTCAGGAGCTTTCCCAGACAACTACGATCGAACAGTAGATAGGGGTCAGCTTTCAGATATACATGCAACAATGCACGCCGTGAAGGAGAGAGTGAAGGTTCTTGAGGCCTCGTCTACTTTTGGCCCTGCGACTCCATATCAACTTTCAGTTAGCAATGTCTACCAAGCATATGCAAACTCGGCAACCGAGTATAGCGGCGACTTCCCCAACTCAGTAACTGATTATCATAATTACTCTTTCGGTAAAGACCTTCACAAACTTTATAAGATCTATGTTGAGGAGTTCGATCGTCATGCCATGAATGAGTCGTTACAGACACTTGATGGAGCCAACCTGTTCTCTCATATCTTTGGTCCAACATTATTTAATCATAACTTTGAAGAGGTATCTAATTCTGAACGAAGTAGCTTCTTAGCGTCTTCTTTATCTTCAGTTCCGGTTATGAGTCCTAAGAGTGAGGCATTCGGGGGTTCACTATCCTACAATGCAAGTGGCTCGAATGACATGTATTTGGATACTTCTGAGAAAGTATTATCAGGAGCGGTTGAGGCTGTTGAGTTGGTGCATACGTCTGGGTCCCCAGGCACTAATTCCTTCTCTATCTTTAGGATCCCTAGTAGCTTGAAGAAAAGTACGGATGATCCATACATGTTTGATAATACGTTTGTTCTCTCCAAATCTACAATAGGTGGATTGCCTAGGGTTAGATTCGACATGCGGAAATATCAGGCACCTTCAGATAGGCCAATCGCTACAAACTTCATACTTCCTGATCACAGTCACAAGGCCAAGGTGAGAGTTCTAGTATCCGATAATACAGGATTGAATCTTGGTGGAAGGCAGGTCGGATTATGGATTCACACAAAGCCTGAATCCGGTCAGATGTGGTCCTACTCCAAGGACAACGAGTGGGTGCAGCATACAGCCTTAACCACTCGTTCTAATGTCCTAAATCAGTATGCACACTTGTTTGGGCTTCCTGCTGTGGCGAGAGATCAAGTTGATGTCGAGTTCACAAACTATCAATGCATAGATAATGTAGCTCTCAATTCAGAGGTATCCCCTGTAGCTAGGCTTAATAAAGAGAACTTTGAGGAGTTGACTGTAGGGTTTGGCACTTATAACAATAGGCAAACCTTACCTAAAAGCTATAGAGAAAACCACAAGCTGCTTCATAGGAAAGATCAGGAGTATGTCGTTGAAGTCTTCTTGGTCCCCAATGGCGATTCTGAAAAGTTCATGTTGTTAGATACTGTGGAGATTCAAGATATGACTCTCAAGAAGATGTCTGAGATATTTGCCACAGGGAAATATAAGGATCCTCTCTGTAACACTCCTCAACTTGTAGGTAACTGCCCTGAATACAGAGTTGACCTAAGTAAGGACGAGTTAAGAAAGGTCTTTAGATTCTTCAATGATATATCTGGTAAGAACTCTCAAACGGGCCTCGCCTCCAGGGACAAGGCTAAGACTGCGACTATAATGGGAGCAGAGGGCGGTTCTAAACTAGATTACAGATATAGGACTAATTTCTTCACAGTTACCCCTGTCCTTTCAACAATACTTATTAACAACATAAATATAGACGTATAATGTTTTTACAAGGATTTGGAGAAGTACTGACAGACATAATGACGGTTAATCCTGAGTTGAGCGGGCTGTCTAACGCCAGTTCAATTTTGGATACGTCTAACTACACTTTTCATGCGGTTGCGTATGGTAAGGACGCCCAAGGGTTCAACTTCCATGCACACACTGTAAGCTCTGTTCAACGAGTTGATGGTGAGAGTGATGGCACTGTTAGTGGGTATAACGATGATCACGTAATAGCTATAAATTACACTAACGCTGGGACGATGGTTAGCTCTTACCCAGCCAGCGCCGCCCATAACACGTTTGCCTCTTCTTACGTATCCTTGCCGCAATACCCTGCGATAAACCACGATCGTCTTGAACTGGTGAGCACTCAAACCAGCCCATCTCCGTCGTTCTCGGCTGCGGGTCCTGATCTAGGCCATTACCCAAACACATGGATCGATGCAACTCTTAGTAATGCTTGGACAATCCTAGGGGGATTTGCGCCCCCATCAGCGGCTGGTAAAACTTGTCAATTATATAATTCTGCTGGGACACTATTGGCTAGCGGAATTCTAAGTGGGATTTATAATCAGAATAGCGTTATTGATAAGAATGGTTATGTATCTGTCAGTCAGGTTAGTGGGCTAAATTCGACTTTAGGGGCTACCCAAGGTGCAGAGCTTTCTGGAGGTCCAGTAGTCTTCAGTTCCGCGCCGTCAGTTCAACCTAGTGCAGGCAACACCGCGTTAGCTGTAGTCCCTCAGTACGGGGACGCAGCTACTTTAGCATTGTATGGGGGAGTTAATCACATAGGGGTATACTGCCTGGACCTACCCGCAATGCTTGGCTCAGGGATAACACCTCCTTATTCTTATAATGCCCTAAATAATAACAGAATATATAAATTAGTCTCCAAGGTTAGCTTTTTGGACAACCTCCTAAATCACGAGGATATCTCCACTCTTTCGGGATTAATTGACGGTTTAAATGAAGGGCAAGGGCTAACTAATAAAGGGCCGACATACATATTAAAATTTAATTTCTTGTAACATGCATAAGTCATTCGTAGAACAAATCGGTATGAAGGGGCACCTCACTATTCACAAGATTGCGAACGGTGAGGAAGAACTTATTTATGACGAAGACAACGTTATTACGTCTGGCTTTGGTTGGTCTTTAGCTCATTTGTATGGTCTGGCGGGATCTCAGACAATAACGGACTTTCAGATAGATAGATTCCAACTAGGTGTAAGTGGTAACGCAGGCGCCCAAGTTAGCTCTACCTTTGAGCTTTCTGGGCCGCTCTCCTCTGCGGCTGAGTACACCGGAACCGGAACCGACAGTAATCTCCACCCTGTCTCAAGCAATCTTTTCTTAACGACTCTTCCTGCTGGAGAGACGATAGAGGAGCAGGTCTTTTCTAAGCTACCTTTCAATAAGGTCACCAAGATTGACGACAGATCCGTAAGGTTTACTATATTTATTGACGAGGACTCCTGCAACGGAATACAGAGAAATGGAGAGGACAGGTCCCTGAACGAGATTGGGCTCTTCATTAAAAATGCAAGAGGAAAGCCTGAGGACGAGTGCTCGCTTGCCGCTTATAGATACTTTAGCAATATAACCAAGACCTCCGACTTTGGTCTTGTATTTAGATGGACAATATCATTCGGATAATATGTTAAACCCAAGTGACGTATATGTGGAAGGCGGATCAAGCGACCTGTTAGTTTGTTGGACTGACAAGGTCACCAAGTATGACGCTAGTTCTTTTTACAACTATGAGCAGGATAACCTTCCTTTGCATGATCTGGATGAGAGGACTCACCTTCTTTGGGAAAGGTTAGGACATCCCACCTCTTCGATCACTGGAATGTCTTTTGTTGTTTCAGGCGATGCGACATCTTCGTGTAACCCTCAGTACTTCACAACGCTTGGGGCATGTTTGGAGGCGATGCCTGAAGTTATTAACTACCCTACACTGATCGAAGTTGCCAGCTTTGGGGATCTTGGTGATCTGCACATCTCTAACAAGGTCTTTGGGCCAAACGGATCATTAGAGATTGTAAACAGAAACTCTGCTTTTGCGGGGGCAGTTGACCTCAGTAACGAAGTAATGTCTGTGGACGCAAGTGATACTGGCTTTAGTAATTTTGTTTTAGCTAGCTCTGTAAGTTCTTTACTTGATGCCTCAGCGCCTTCTATCACTTTTGACCTATTCAATTCCTACTTATACAATAACAGGCAGTTCATAGCTTCTGGAACGGGAGCTAGATATAAAGATTACAGATATTCTGCTGAAAATCAATATGCATTTACTCGAAGAGTTGGTAGGGATCAGTTAGGAATTCTAACTGCCTCCTTGAGTAGTACTGTAAGCGGTTGGGATAATACAGGAAACTTAGAGCTTGCTTCAAAGACTCTTAAGTTTGCCCCGTATGATAAATCTTTCAGAGCAACCGACTCCATGGATGTTTATGATGCCAGTACTATAAGTGAGATTGACGGCACCAGCCTGTTCCCACTTGCAAGCCTAGAAAACGGATCGGATGAGCATGATGCAGTCGCCGCGTCCCTGTATTATAACCACCTAAACTCGATAAAGATATCAAATTGTAATGGTCCGATTTATATCAGGAACTTTACTGTAGATGGTGAGAAGACCAAAGAAAAGGGTATCGAAATTTTAAACTCCACAGTTAACCTGGAGAGGTGTTCAGTTTCTAGATGCACTAAGGCAGGCCTTTACGCAGTAAACTCGGATGTAAAACTTTTACGAGGATTTGTTGCCTTTAGAAACTACGGATACTCCAATGGGTCTCGTGTTGGTATTGATTACATTCAGAAGACAAAAGCATATACTGCATTAAATGACTACGGTGCGGGCATATACGCCGAAAACTCAACCATAGACTTTAAGAACACTTACGCTAGGGACATTGAAAAATCTTCTGAGGCTTCTTCATTAATTTACACGGCTGCTAATTATGAAGGAAACCTGCCTGTACCTTCACAGGAAAACCTGTACTGCTTATCCAGAAACGATATCGGTATTCACGGTTTGAACTCTAACTTCATAGGAGGCAGAACCGAGCTTGATGGCTCTGCGACAACAAGGTGGCAGGATGCTGTTCAGATCTTCTCGGAGCTAAATACAGAGGCAGGAGCCAGACTTCAGAACTGTAGCCTGGATATTGCTGGCAGGTTCAACTTATACGGAAACTATTTTGGGTTAGATGCTTTTAATAGTGATACCTCGTTTGATTACTTTAAGGCTTACGCAAATCAAAAAGATGCTATCAAACTTGAAGGTTGCACTTTCACGTACAACAATCATGTCTACAGTGGTTACTTAGGCGCGAGTCTTTACGATACCGCTCGGGATGATTACGAGCAACATCAAGTTACTCTTATAAAGAATGGAACTGCAATCGACGCAAAGAATTCGTCTATTGTTCCTGTGTTTACGAGTTCCATGCCCACAATTTACGAGAGCTTCTTTGTTTCGGGAACTCACGGAAAAACTCAAGAGACCATAAATGGGGTTGAGAGGCACAATATTAAATCTAACGTTCTGCTAGATTCTTCCGAGTTAGATATTATTCATGCTGCAATCTACCCCTCAGCGCATGGTGATAGTGATGAGTACTGTTTTGGTGAGGCTATAGCCGCAAGAAACGGTTCAAAGGTCTATCTTAGAGGCTCGGGTCAATACGCCAACAAGGTTATTGGAGATACAGACGACGATACTCAGCAACGAAGAGCGGGTCTCTATGCTACGGACAACTCCACGGTATCGCTTCAGGGACCCACTGTCGTTGCCCAGTTTGGTGTAGATGTTTTGGTCGATAACAATTCTCAACTAAACATCACGCCTCCTAGAAAGGAAGATGGAGCCTACTTAGCATCATCGTTCGACCTGTCTAACCCAGCCAACCATAGTATGGTTGAGCTACATTCTTCAAGAGCGTGCATTGTCGCTGATAACGGATCTGTCGTAAACCTTCAAGACCTTGGATCTTACCACGATCTTTGGCCCGTAGGTACGTATGGAGCGGCTTTAGATCTGACCAGAATGGATTACCTTAACAGTGATGATTCAGGAACTGATCTAATAGTGTCGTCCGTCAGTGGAGGCTCACTTCAGTTTTACCCGAACTCCTTCCTGGCTGTGGGTCCCGCGTTCAAACCGGATAAGACTAATCTAACTTCTTTCCACAGAAATTTTGATAGTGGTAGTTATAACGCACAGCCTTACTACTACATCTATGATGTACCAAACAGTGAAAGTGATAAAATTGCTGACGGAGGGGTGGGAACATCTAGTGTGACCACTGGGGGTATGTGTATAAGAGCCTTGAATCAGAGTAAGATCAATGCTTTGAATGTACACTTCCCTACGGGGTATGCTCAGTGTTCTTCAGTTATTCACGACTTTGATGGTATTGATGGTCAAGCAGCTAACTGTACTAGAACGCATATTTGGAACATAGCTGATGATTCTATCATGAAGGCTAGCTACTTGTCGGTTAGTGGTAAACACCCTCAAGACGCCGGTTATGTTGGCCCTTCAGGTAACTGGTATAGCGCATCTGAGGCACCTAGTAGCACACCTGACACTAGCGGTCTTTCTGTTCTGGATTACTACGGTCCTGACGATGACGATCAGAACATCTTTGGAGCAAGCTCTATTAAGAACTTTGGAGCTTTCAGAATGTATTTCTCCGTGGATCCGATAGCCAATTATCTGGTGGATCCTGATGATGTTCTTAGTGGTTATGCTACTCAAGTATTTGCTCAAGGGTACCAGTTCTCAGGAGCACTTTCTGCGCCTGGAAGCGTAAGTGCAGAATACACTAAAACTATTTTCAGTCCTGAATACTACACCATTAGCGATGCTGGATTCTACTACGCTTCGTCGATGGTTCATAGTCCCAAAACTGTGAAGGCTGTCCTGGATGATTCCGCTATGAATACTTTTGCAAACGCAAAACATAACACAGTGAATAAGTCTGGACTGGCGAATGTCGTAACTAGGTATGACCCTTATAAGACAGGGATAGGGGGAGACTCAACTTCGGATAAGGACTCGGGCAAGGGAGTCGCCTCTGTGAACAACTTTAATCTTAGGAAATTGAACTAATGGCTATAAACTATTTTGAATCTAGTAACCGCTACACGGACCCGGTTAGATACTTCAAGGCAAACGATCCTTACTACTACGAAGTTGATAACATTCCAGTTAAGCAACTTGAGGAGAACTCTAAGTTTCTCAAGGATCAAATTGATGGTCTCCTGAGGGAGCAAGGTAGGGAGTTTCTTTCTGATAGCACTAGAGGCTTAGATAGAATTAGATTCAATGAACTTAAACCTACAGTCGATGGCACAGATTCAAAAGTTAGAGTTCTTCCCGGTCGATACACAGCCAGGATAAACGATGCCTACAGCAAAGATCCTTTACAGTTCATAACTCAAGTTTTCACGGGACCTAATACTGATGAAACTTCAAGATACAAGATAGGAACTGCAAAAAACGCAGATGTGGAGGCTGCTCTTAACAAATGGCAAGACAGATTAGCATCCAATGCCACCTTGATGAACGGCCTGTTTGAGAGAGTGTTTGTGTATGGTATGAAAGATATTTACACTGCTTCTGAGGGTGTGGATTCTAACGACCCTAACAATGTCCGAGAACCCTCCACCTTCGGTTCTCAACAAACTTTTTGGCCTGGATTCATAGGTATGATCAATGAGTTTGCTGGCAACCCAGACTCAGAAGGTTTCTATGGGATGATAAGGACAGACTTTAGAGGGACAACCACTGAAGAAAACTTTAGAATGATCGGTAGGTTGGAGTCTGAGTTTATCAAGAGGTGGAGAGGGGTCGCCAGGACATCCATAGTGGATGTAAGCGAAACCTTAGAAATAAATATACCTCCATTTGAAGCTGAAGATTTCTTCTACTTTGATGAGAACAATAATAAACAGACGGTTACAGCCAATCAAAGAATTGACCTTGTATTCATTTACTCAAAAGCAATTGATCAGAGCGAAACCAGCTTACCTGCTTACACGACTGGCTCTCCAAGGACGATAACCCAGCCAACTCTAGGTATTCTCAAGGGAGCGGGCTTAGGTGTTAGAAAATTTCAGGATAGTGGAGTCGCTGGCTCAACCGATCCCCAATCCAGAATTGATCTTCAAAGCATTGATGGTGTGACATTAATGATTCCGAATAGCTCTGATGAGCTTGCGGAAAACACCGGGTTCGCCACTTCTGCTGGTAGTGTTGTTAGGGGATCTTTCCCCTCCCCTGATGATTTGATGAACTTAGCACCACTTCTGGCTGAAACTTTGAGCACTACCTCAGTTGCTCTTATCGGCCAGTCGATTCTGCCAGTTGCCTATGTCGTGGTTAAAAATGATGCGAGCCTAAACAGCGTTGGTGATGCCATCATCACAGACAATGATGTTATTGATATTAGACCTTTCTTTAGAACAACGGAGTTGGCTTATAACGAAAGAGCGGGGATTGCTGCTGCAACTCCTCAAATATCCATAGCTAACCCGGTTGTCTCTGAGGCTCACTTAGACTTTGTTAAGAAGGAAATCAATGATGGAGTAGATGGCATTGTACAGAACAGAGTTAATCCCTTAGAGATAACCCTAAGCAATCTCAAAGTGAATAAGACGCACATGTTTGATAGTCCTGCGTCGCCTAACGCTCTCACTTATAAGCGCATGGACACATTTCAATTCTTCACCTACACCGATGTTGATATTACTTCAGTAGTTGGAGGTGCAGTAAATACGATCGACAATCCCTATACTTTGAAAGGTGTTTATCTTGAGGCCAGTTTCTATCAGGGCTTTAATCCGGTGCCACCGAGATCTCCGGTATCAGGATTTAAAGAATCAAATGCTTTCGAATTTAGGGTGAGCCACAAAACTGACTTCTTAGAACAACAAGCGAGCCACACAAAGCTACTTGTTGCGGGCGCAGCTACAAAAGAAGGAAAAACTTCGTATGCAGCGACAAATACCGCACTAGCTCCAGTACGTGTAACTTCTGATGGGAGAGTGTTTATAGCT